TAATGCAATCAAATTTTTTTGTTGTTGTTGAAAGAGCTGCTTTTGAAGCTATAACTAGAGAAAGGCAAATAATAAGATCAGGCAGAGAAAAATTTAATGATGACACAAAACAATTACCTTTGTTGTTTGCTGGCATTATTATTGAAGGAGATATAGTTGATTATAATACTAATCTTCAAACAGGAGGAATAGGTGCTAGATACCTAGGCATAGGTTCTTCCAAACAATATAGAGAAGATACAATAGTTGTTTCACTTAGACTTATATCTGTAAGCACAGGTGAAATTTTATTAGAAACATTAACTTCTAAAACTATATTGTCTGTAGCAGTATCAAATGATGTATTTAGATATATAGAAGACTATACAAAACTTGTAGAGTTTGAAACTGGTAGTGCTATGAATGAAAGCAAATCTATTGCTATACAAGCTGCATTAGAAACTGCAGTTGTAAATATTATTAATTTAGGTATTGAAAAGGATTTTTGGGAGTTTAATGAATAAATATTTTTACTTAATTTTATTTTTATTATCTTTATCAGTAATAGCTGATAATGAAATATATATTGATCAGACAGGTAGTAATGCCTCTATAGATTTAGAACAATTAGGTAGTTCCAATATTATTGGAGGAACTAATGCTGTTTCTGGAACCATGACTAAAGCTATATTGAATGGTGGTACTATGACACTTGATATAAATCAAATTGGTTCTTCTAACCAGTTTTTAACTGGAGGACTACTTGGTTCTAACTTTACAGGTTTTTTTGAATTTGATGGTGACTCTAATATATTTGATATTGATTTAGATACAACTGGTTTGAATGGTGCAGATTATGTTGATTTAAATATTGATATAACAGGATCAAGTAATGATTTCGAATTAGACTTAGGTCAATCATCTGCTGTAGATTATCTTAATTTAGATTGGATTATAGATGGTGATAGCAATGAATTTGATTTTGATATTGACTATGAATATGCAACTAATTACATAGATATGCTAGGTGATAGTAATGTCGTAAATTTTACAGGTAGTGGTTATGGTGCATCTTCAAGTGATGCAGGATATTTTTATTTAGATTTAACAGGTAGTTCTAACACATATAACATTACACAATCTTCTACTTTAGCAGCAGATTGGCTTAAAATAGAAAGTAATGGATCAAATCAAAATATTTGTATTATTCAGTCTGATGGTGGTACCTCCACTTCATGCTAATAGTATAGGAGATATTACAGAACTAAAAGGTTATGCTCGCATTGTTAGAGATGCACCATATCCTGCTGAATTAAATTTTGATATAAATTCATTTGATAATGTACAAACTGCTAATGGTAGAGTTGGCATTACATTTGTAGATGACACACAGGTACGACTTACAGAACACTCAAAATTAATTATTAACGAGTATATATTTAATCCTGATCCTGCAAAATCTAAAATGGATTTGTCGTTTGCAAGTGGAACTATTAGATTTGTTTCTGGTAGTGTAAACAAATTAAATAAAAAAAATGTAACATTACAAACTCCAAGTGCTGATATTGCAATTTTAGGCACAGACTTTACTGTTACTGTAAATGAATTAGGTGAATCATTAATAATACTTTTGCCTGGATTAGATGGACTGGCAAGTGGTGAAATAATAGTATCCACAGCTATAGGACAAGTTACATTAAACAAACCATATCAAGCTACAACAGCTACTATGTATGAACAACCACCTAGTAGTCCTATAACATTAGATATAACTTTAGAGTTTATCGACAATATGTTAATTGTTAATCCTCCTAAAGAAAAAATTACTTTAGAAGAAAGACAAGAAAGTAGAACAAAAGATTATTTAGATTTTACAGATTTAGATATAGATTTTTTAAATGAAGATTTATTAAGTTTAGATGAAGACTTTGAATTTTCAGAATTAGACATTGATTATCTTGATGTTAATTTTTTAGAAGATTTGTTAGATATTATCGATGATTTGCAATTTGAAGAAGAAGATCAATTAAATCAATTTGTTAGTTCTGTTCCTATTACTGGTACAGCATTAGGACAAGACATTGAAACACAAATAACAACAATTCTACAAGGTGATGAAATAAAAATTATTCGTAATGTAAATCAATATGTAACATTAGATTTAGATGCAGACCAAGCATATTCTGTAATAATAATACAAGATGGTGTTTCTAAAGCTATAACTATTAATAATGGTGGATCATCAACGATACGAATAACACAAGGATCAGGATGAAGAAACATATAATATATTTATTAATAGTTATAAGTTTCAGTTATAGTTTATTTCAAAATTTTAGTTTTGTTGAAACACTTAAGTTAAAAACATTTGATGTATTTGTAAAAAAACAATTACCATCTGACAACTTTGTTATATTAAATATAACAGATGAAGATGTCAGAGCTAATGGTGGTTATCCTTTTCCTCGTAAAGATTTAGCACAAATACAAGTAGACTTAATTAATGAAGGTGCAATAGGTGTTGGATGGGTAATTAGTTTTGTAGATGCAGATAGATTTAATGGAGATCAAATATTTGCAAACTATTTAAATTATATACCTACAGTAGTTGCAACATTTGAAACAAACAATAATTTAATTCCTCCTGTAACAGGCACTGTTATTTTAGGACAGGATGTAGATGGCATAGAAGCAGAAGGATATATGCCAAACATAGATTTAATTGCAAACAATGCATATCAAGGATTAGTTTCTGCACCAGTTGATAGTGATAATCTTCTCAGAAAAATTCCTTTATTGTATAAAACTAACGAAGGATGGACTCCATCTTTCGCCACACAAGTATTAAAAGTATTAGCTGGTGCAGACACTTATATAATAAAAACTAACGAATCAGGGATACAAGAAATATCAGTACCTGGTATACCACCAACACCTTTAGATAGTTTAGGTAGAAAATGGATTAGTTGGGTTGATACACCACAAACAACATTAGAAGAAATGAATGTTGCAGGTAAGTTTGTTTTTATTGGTGTAACAGCAAAAGGTGTAATGCCACAAATAGCTGTGCCTTCAGGACTTGTTTATCCACATCACGTTCAAGCTGCTTTAGCTGAATCTATTTTGATACAAGATAGTCCATATATACCTAACTATTCTTTATTAGCAGAAGTATCAATATTGTTTATTACAACATTGTTAGTATGGATTAGTCTTAATACATTTAGATTAGGATATGGTTTAGCAGCGTTTATTTTTGTTCTATGTGGAACATCATATTTTGGAATACATTTAATAAGAAGTGGACTTTTAATAGATGTTACTTGGTCTTTAATAGCTAGTTTTTTTACAGGAGCTACAGCTTTTTATTTAAATTACAAAGAGCAATATAAATTAAGACAACAAATTAAAAAACAATTTGAACACTATCTTGATCCAAGACAAGTTAAAAGATTACAAGATAATCCAGAACTTTTAAGATTAGGTGGTGAACGTAGAAATTGCACATTCTTATTTACAGATGTTAGAGGATTTACTGCATTATCTGAAAAACTAGAGCCAGAAGAAGTTACAAAAATTATGAATAAAGCTTTAACAATACAAGCTGATGCAGTAAAAAAATATGGTGGTATGGTAGATAAATATATTGGAGATGCAATGATGGCTATTTTTAATGCACCTATGGATTTACAACATCATGAAAACCTAGCAATTTTAGCAGCAGAAGAAATGCTTGACGAAATAAATAAAGCAGAGTTAGAAGTTCGTATTGGTATCGGGATAAATACAGGCAAAGCTGTGTTAGGAAATATGGGTAGTGAATCACGATTTGATTATACTGCCATTGGCGATGCTGTTAATCAAGCTGCACGTTATGAATCAGCTACAAAAGATGTTGGAGTAGATATAATTATAGGTGAAGAAACAGAAAAATACTGTGGCTTACATCTAAAAGAACTTGAACCTATAATGGTAAAAGGTAAATCAAAACCTTTAAAAATATTTACTGTGAGGTAACTTATGAAAAATTTATTAAAAGATATTGTAGGTGCTGTAGCACCAAGTTTAGGAACAGCATTAGGTGGACCACTAGGTGGTATGGCAAGTAATGTTATATGTGAAGTTTTAGGTTGTGATAATAATTCTAAAGCAATAGATAAGGCAGTGCAAAATGCTACACCTGAACAATTGTTAGAATTAAAAAAAGCTGAAAAACAATTTGAAATTCAAATGAAAGAATTAGATGTAGATTTATTTGCATTAGAAACTGCAGATAAACAAGATGCTAGAACAAAGTTTAGCAAAGATTGGACTGCAAGAATTATAGGTATATTTACTGTTGGTGGTTTTTTAGGTTATATATTTTTGGTGACACTACAACCACCAGAACAAAACTCAGAAGCTTTAATTAATTTGGTCTTAGGTTATTTAGGAGGATTAGCAAGTGCTATCATATCTTTTTACTTTGGTGCGTCCAATTCGGACAAAGGAGAATAGAATGAATATATCAGAAGAAGGTAAATCATTAATTAAAAAATTTGAAGGTTGCAAATTAGAAGCATATTTAGATGCTGTAAATGTTCCTACAATTGCATATGGCAGAACAAAAAATGTAAAAATGGGTGATGTTTGTACACAAGAGCAAGCAGAAGCATGGCTTGATGAAGAACTGCATGAATACGAAGGTTATGTTAAAGATCAAGTAAATGTAAATTTAGAACAGTATCAGTTTGATGCATTAGTATCATGGGTATATAACTTAGGTCCAACAAATTTATCTAAGTCTACTTTGCTTAAAGTATTAAATGATGGAAAATATAATGATGTTCCTGCACAAATAAGAAGATGGAATAAAGCAGGTGGTAATGTTTTAGAAGGACTTACAAGAAGAAGAGAAGCTGAAGCTTTACTATTTCAGGATAAAGAATGGTATGAGGTGTAATTTTGGCTTTACAAAAATTTGTATTTAAACCAGGAATCAATAAAGAGGGAACTAATTATTCTAATGAAGGTGGTTGGTTTGATGCAGACAAAATAAGATTTAGAAAAGGTAGACCAGAAAAAATAGGTGGTTGGTCTAAAAATAGTAGCAATAGTTTTATTGGCACTTGTAGAAAAATACATATATATAAAACAGCAGTACAATCACAGTATGTTTCTTTAGGCACACACCAAAAACTGTATGTTAAAGAAGGTACTACTTATCATGATGTAACACCTATTAGAGAAACAACTTCAGCAGGTGATGTAACATTTTCTGCATCAAATGGTGATGCAACAATTACAGTTACTGATTCAACACACGGAGCAGTACAAGGTGATTTTGTTACATTTAGTGGTGCAACATCATTAGGTGGCAATATTGTTGCTAATGTTTTAAATCAAGAATATCAAATAGCTACTATAGTTGATTCTAATTCATACACTGTTGAAGCTAAAGATACAGATGGCAACACAGTAACTGCTAATGCTTCAGATACAGGCAATGGTGGGTCGTCAGTTGTTGGTGCCTATCAAATTAATTCAGGTTTAGATGTATATGTTAAGTCAACTGGTTGGGGTTCAGAAAGTTGGGGAACTAGTGGATGGGGTTCAGCATCAGCTTTATCATTAACTAATCAATTAAGATTATGGAGTATTGATCATTTTGGCGATGATATTATTGCTTGTCCAAGAGGAGGAGCATTATATTATTGGGATGAATCTAACGGACTTACTACAAGAGCAGTAGCAGCAAGCAGTAGAGCTGGTGCAAGCAATGTACCAACAGCAGCATTTCAAATTATGATGTCTGATGTAGATAGGCACGTTATAGCTTTTGGTTGTAATCCTATAGGATCATCAACTATTGACCCGTTATTAGTTCGTTTTTCAGATGCAGAAAGTGCAGTAGATTGGACACCAACAGCAACTAATAGTGCAGGTGGTGTTAAATTATCTTCAGGCAGCACTATTGTAGGAGCACTACAAACAAGACAAGAAACATTAATTTGGACAGATGCAGGTATTGTATCTATGCGTTTTGTAGGTGCACCATTTGTATTTAGTTTTAATGAAGTAGCAAGTGGTATGTCAATGGCATCACCTAATGCTGCAGCTACAGCAGGTGGTACAGTATTCTTTATGGATAACGGAGCTTTCTATCAATATGCTGGTTCTGCACAAAGATTGCCTTGTACAGTTTTGGATCATATATTTGATGATTTTAATAAAGAACAAGCATATAAAATTTTTGCAGCACCTATACCTGATCACAATGAAATAATATGGTTTTATCCTAGTGCTGATTCTACAGAAGTAAATAGATATGTTATTTATAATTATTTAGAACAGTCTTGGAGTATAGGAACAACTAATGATGGTTTTGTTAGAACTGCTTGGAATCCTGCTTATGAATTAAATTTTCCAATAGCAGCAAGCAAAAATGATACATCTAATAATAACTATTTATATAACCATGAAAATGGACATAGTGCAGATGGCAGTACATTTACAGCATTTGTAGAATCATCTGATTTTGATCTTGATCCTAATGGAGAAAGATTTATGTTTGTATCAAAAATTATTCCAGATTTACAATACAGAGGATCATCAGACACAGGTAATACAGTAACATTTACAATAAAAGGTAGAGATTATCCTTTACAAGATTTGTCTACTTTATCAACAATTAATGTTACACCTAACTCTACGTTTACAAATGTTAGGGCAAGAAGCAGGCAAAGTGCTATCAGAGTAGAAGATTCTTCTGATAACTTTAGTTGGAGACTTGGTGATATAAGATTAGAATTAAGACAGGATGGTAGAAGATAATGGCAGGAAAAACAACAATACCTTTACCCATAGCAGATCAAGAATATAATCAAGAAAATGAACTAATTACTAGAAGATTAGTTGAGCAAGCTATACAAGATATAAATTCTGATATTGGATCAACACAAACTTTACAACAATCTAATGTAAGTAAAGCAATTAAAAGGCATCAGTTTTTATTAATGGGAGCAAGCAGTGTCTGATAGTTTAAAAGTATTAGGTCAAGCAGCACCTTCAGCAACAACTGAAACTATTTTATATACAACACCAGACAAAACACAAACAACAATTAGTTCTATAGTTATATGTAATAGAAATAATAGTAATCATCATTATAGAATTAATGTATCAGTTGCAGGTGCAACTACTAGTAATAAAGAATATTTATTTTATGACAATGTAATAAATGCAAATACAACAGAAGCTCATGTAATAGGTATTACACTTAATCAAACAGATGAAATAAAAGTTTATGCAGATGCAGCCCATTTAAGTTTTAATTTATTTGGATGTGAAACCACAGAGGAAAGATAATGGATATTAAACAACAAACTAAAAATGTAGCAGCACAGGGTCGTTATGGTGACTCTATGCTTTTACACGTTAACCCTGCAGAAGTCAGGGGTTTAGCTTCAGCTATGCCAATAACAATAAATCCTGAAACAGGACAACCTGAAGCTTTTTTACCTTTCTTGGCACCA